AGGATGAACCGGCTTTCAATCACGCGGCCCGGGAGCCACTCGCGACGTTCCTTGGCTTTGTTGTGAAGCTCTTTGATCGAGCCCCAGATTCGCAGCTGGAGACCCTCACGCGTCGTTGACGACATGATGATCGAGGTGCCCTTCGGCCAGATGTAGAACGTGCAGAGCCCGAACCCAGCGGAGTCATAGGTCTTCCCTGAGGATCCCGGCCCCATGACGCCCACCTCCTGGTTTTCGACGAACTCCCGAATCAGGAGATCAGACCAGTCGTGCCAGTCGAAGTGCGGCCAGAGCGCAGTCATGGCTTGGCGGAAGTGGTAATACTTGCCCTGACCGTACTTCACGCCGGCGTTGTGAATGTACCCGCCACGACGCACCATTTCAGCCTCGATCAGGAAGCGGTCTTTTGTACGCCACGGTATGGACAAGTAATCGGGGCTTTCATTCATCTTGCGGGAATCCTGCGATGGCCTTTCAATGGGTTCAAGCGTCATGGTCGCCGAAAAGAATCGCGTGGTTGACGGCCTGCTCACCTCTGAAGGGGGTGTAGATAGCGGGTTCTCTCCGTCATTGATTCAACCCAACCAACTGGCTTGGGCGGTGAACACGACTGTCCGTGGAGGTTTTCCCAAGGCGCGGCCAGGGATCTGGTTGAAAGGGTTGACGTTCCCGGACGTCACCGAGGTTTACCAGAACGGGTACTACAACGCGGCCGTCAAAAAAGCGTTCACGGAGGGCTTCTTTCAGGGCTGCGGGACCTACATTTCCGACAGCGAAAAACCCTACCTGATGGCCGCAATCGGCGGGAAAATTTTTCAGATAGACATATCCGCTGGATTTCTGGTTCAGGACCTGACTCCGATTGGATTCCAATTCACGGTCAACACCAGAGGCCGGGTCTCAAACGTCGCTACCTACGTTTGCGCTGCACCCCACGGGCTCGCCGCTGGAATGGTCGTGCGACTCCCGGAGCCTGTTGGCGCATCGTTCCCTGAAGGATTCTTTGGGGACTTCGTAGTCGATAGCGTGCCTTCGCCGACGACTTTCACGGTGTACAACCCCGGAGTGGATGCAGGACCACTGCTTGGACCATTGTTCTTCGGGTACAAAATGGAGACGGAAAGCCCAACGGCTGACCACGTGTTTTTCCAGCAGGCCGAAAACTGGTTGGTTGTCCAAGACCAGCAGAGCCCACCGTATCTTTACAACGGCGGGTCATTGAGGCGCGCAACTGGAGAAGAGGTTCCAATCGGAGGCCCGATGGCTTACGGAAAGGGACGTTTGTGGGTTGCCAATGGATCAGAATACTACGGCGGCGATCTGGTGTACGGCGATCCGGCCTATGGGCGCGACAGCGTCATTCGATTCACCGAGAACACATTCCTCAATGAAGGCGGCGCCTTTGCCGTCTCCAATGGCCCGATCACCGGATTGGCGTTCGGCGCCAACTTGGACACGTCACTGGGAGATGGCGACCTGTTGGTATTCACCCCGACTGCGACCTACGCGTTCAATGCTCCAGTGGACCGCGACGTTTGGAAGGATCTCGATTATCCGATCCAGCGATTCGCGCTGTTGAACTTCGGATCGTTCAACCATGAGTCGATCGTCCCGGTCAATGGCGACCTGTTCTTCCGAGCGCAGGACGGCATTCGGTCGTTGATCTACGCCAGGCGCGATTTCACCGAATGGGGAAACACCCCTATTAGCCGGCAGGTTGTGCGGGCCTTGGCCTACGACACGGAGTTTTATCTGAAGGCTGCTAGCTCCGTGAACTTCGACAACCGGATGCTGATGACCATACAGCCGCAGAAGGTAAACGGTCGCGGCATCGTTCATCGTGGATTGGTTGTGATGGATTTCGACTTGGTTTCCGGAATGGGCCGGAAGCTGCCTCCCGCTTGGGAAGGCGTCTGGACGGGTGCTGACATTCTCCAGATGGTGACGGTTCGGGTTCAGAAATCGGAACGCTGCTTCTTTTTCGGGCTGAATCAGGGAAAGATCGGCCTTTACGAGGTTACCCGCACTGGTCAGTTTGATTTCGATGGGTTCGATGATTTTCCGATCGAGTGGATCGTTGAAACACGCTCACTCACGTTTGCCGAGCCTGCCAACAAGAAGCGCCTGATGAGCGCCGAACAGTGGTACGATCAGGTCATGGGCAACATCGAAGCCAAGGTCTACTTCAAGGCCAACGAGGGCGAGTGCTGGCATCCGTGGGCCGAGATCAAAGACTGCGCGAAATACCGCAACTGCGAGCCTGGTGAGGTTTCGTGCCCGCCGGCGGTGATCAACTGCCAAGAGGTCAAATACTACCAGCCGCCCGCCCGATCGCGCATTGCCCTGCCACAACCGCCCGACAAGTGCGACGTGCAGACCGGCGGTTTCACTCGCGATGGCTACGAATTCCAGCTGCGTTATGTGAACACCGGCAGGTTTCGCTTGAAGCGAATTGCCATGGTTGCCCAACGTCTCCAGGAGGACATCTACGGCGATCTCAGCCGGGTGGCCTGCCCGTTACTCTCTGCCTAGTATGCCCTCTTCAAACCCAGTTGATTACGGAGCGGATCCCTGCGGGCTACGAAACAGCGCGTGGGCGATCAACGAATGCTTGCTCGCAGCTGGTCGGTGCGATTTCCCAGCCGGCACGTTTCTGCTGGGGTCGAGTCCGGGGGCGAAGATCATCAATCGAATCCGGACTGGTGGCGTGGCGACATTCAACACGTCCACGCCGCACGGGCTTATTGCTAACGAAAAAATCACGCTTTACGGGTTTTCCGATTCAACCTTCAACGGAACAGGCGCCAGCCAGTTGGGCTTTCAGGTTGTTTCGATCATCAACCCCACTCGATTCACGGCAGCAGTTCCCGGCGCCGACACTGGTTTGGTCACTGAAGACGGCTGGATCAACCTAATCGGAGGCGGATACACATCTTCGTTGGTTCTCGGCTACGGACTTGCGATCGACAACGTCGAGTTTGTTGGAAAAGGCATCGGGCAAACGACGCTGAAGTTTGCAAACCATACGTCAACCAAGCGACTCGATACCTACGGATTCAACATCCAGATGATCAAGACGCTGGGGAATTATCCCGGCAATGGCGCGGTTGGAGGTGTTGGAGCATACCCGGGCCGCCCTGTGGATGCGACGAATTGCAAGAACACGCTGATTCAAGGCATCACGTTCGACGGCAACTACACGAACAACTCGGTTGCTGACATCGCAATTACATCCGTTTCAAGGACCGCTGGAGTAAACACGTACACGACCGCTTACCCGCATTTCATAACTGCGGGGGCAACTCCATCGTATGTCCCTCCCGTCGTTCCGTCCCCGTACACTAATGTCAGTGAAATTAATCAGTACATTTCAAATGTAACTATTGGTGGAGTCAGTGACATAAGTTTTAATGGGTACGGTTATGTTCAAAACATAACACAACAAACATTCCAGAGAGATTTTCGAGCGGTAATCATCGGCGGAAGGAACAACGGTTTTGCTGACATCTACACCAAGCACCCGCAATGGAACTTTGGTTTTACGCTTGGTGATACCGTTGTGATTACGGGGATGACTGACCCGGCCTTCAATGGCACAAAAACGGTCGCTGGATTCCTTCCGGGTGGTCAGGAGTTTTATTGTTCTCGCATTACCGCGCCAATAACGCTGCCTGCTCAAAACGGACGCGTCTACTCTCCAACCTACTACCCCGACGTTCCGGCTACCGCGCAAACGACCGCAGGAGTCAACTCCTCCTACACGGTCGCTGGCATCAATCATCGCGGTGAAAACGCGGTGTTCCGTGACAACCAGTTTTACGACTTCGGCGTTGGTATCGCAGATGCCGAGACGTTCATTGCCCTTTCGTTCCTACCGATGACGGTGAACACGGAGACGCAGGGTGCGAGGGTGATCAACAACAAATTCGGATACCAAGGCCGAAACTCGATTCAAAGCGTTCTCTATCCCGGCAACGCAGAGGCCAACACCCAGTGCGCGATCGGCGGCTTTTCGAGCCTTGTGAACCCGATCAACGTGGTTTCCCGATCCGCTGGCGTGGCCACGTACACCTGCGTGATGAAGCACACGTTGCGGGTGGGGGATGTGGTGCCGGTGACGATGGGGAACTACGTCTTTGGAATTGTCTCTGCTCAGCGGCAATCGAATGTCGTTACGTTTACAACATCGCAAAAGCATTTCCTTGCACCTGGAAACACCGTTTCGGTTGATGTAAGCGACAACTCGTTCGACGGATCTTTTGCGGTCGTGAACGTAATCAATGACTTGACGTTCACTGTTGCCCAGGTGGGGGTTGATGTTTTTCCGGCAATCGTGGTGAACGGATACGGTGTTGTAAATCTGGCGCTCTCTGGATCGTTGACGGTCGTATCAACGCCAGATTCTTACCGATTTACTGCAAATATCGCTGGAAACAACATCTCCCCAGGAGCTTACATCGACGGAAGCGTCGAAATGCTTCGCAGCCAGCGGATCCTTGCAGCTGGATGCACCTTCGAGCGCAACGAGGTTCGCGGAGGACCAAACAAGGTCAACCAGCAGAGTCCAGTTCATGCTATCACCGTTCGAGAGACGTTAAACGCCGAGGTTCGCTACAACAATTTCGACGGGTTTACTGGAACCTGCTTCTACGTTGATTCGTACCAGCACTTTGGAACGCGTATTCACAACAACTCAGCGTTGGAGATTTGCGCGTTCATAGCGTTAACCGTGCAGGATTGGTATGAGTTGATCGGGCCGTTGACAGCGAATCCGAATCCGTATTCCACATTGATTTCAGCACACCGCGACATGGTTGTTGAAAACAATGACGTGTTACTTCAAGGGCCGGGAACTTGGTATTACCAGACGGCTTTCGATCCGCTCGACGCTGCGTTTATCGTCCTGAATCACGACGTTGACCGCAGCAAGTGGTACTACCCGACGGACTACCAGATTCCGATCAACCCCCCGTTGGCGTCTCCGGCAGGTGCGTCAAGAGATGGGAGCGGCATTTCAACATTTACAACGCAATCGGCGCACGAACTTCAAGTTGGAATGGAAGTTTCTGTGGTTGGAGTTGCTGACGGAACATTCAATGGCGTTTTTACGGTTCTTACCGTACCAGCTGCAAATCAGTTCACGGTTACAAATCCAGGTGCAGTCACCGCATCTGCGGGCGGCTTCGTTGGCATTAACCTCCCGGTGAAATTCCCCTGGGAAATGCTGCCCATCGCCTACCAGCGGACATCAAACGTCGCGACGTTCACCACGAACAAGGCGCATCACCTGTCCATCGGGGATCACGTGACGACCGAGGGTTTCCTCAACACCAGCTTCAACGACGAAAACATCGTCACTGGAACGCCGACCCCGACCACGTTCACCTGCGCAAATGTCGGCCCGGACGTGGCGTTTACATCGGCAACCGGCAACTTTTTCCGGTACGTCAGCAACGTCCAGATCACGTGCAACACTGTGCGTCGTTTGAGCGGGCAGGATCTTGTTCGCAACAACGGCGGCCGGTTTGGCGCATCGTTCCTGGCTGGACGGCCAGACCGGTGCGTTGCGCCGCTGGATCAATTTTTCTATTTCGATTGCCCGGGAGGGTGTCTCGATCTTCAATGCGACCCCGGCCCGTGTAAGCCAGACGATTACAGCTACCGAATCTAGCCATGCCAACGATTGACATCACAGCTGGAGAGCTTCCCCCTCCCCAGTGCTACGCCAGCGAACAAGATCGGCTGGAGGCGTATGCGGCCGCATTGATTGCTCAGCAGACGGTCGCGCCAGAGTGGGAAGCTAACGCGGTTTCCCCGCCCGCAGGATCCCCGCTTTATTGGCTCAGGCTTGATGCCAACGCAAACCCCATCGAGATCCTGAAGTACAGCACCACGGCCCCGGCCGGCTGGGCGCGGGTTCAGACGCAGTTTACATACGGCGTCGGTGGCGGTGCAGCCAACGCCTACACGGTGACGCTGAGTCCCACTTCGCCAGGTGTGAATCAGGCTTATCGAACCGGTGTCTGCTACGCGTTTGTTGCGAACGCTCCGAACACGGGCGCCACTACGGTCGCTGTCGATGGGCTCGCGGCGAAGGCGGTTACCAAGTTTGGCACCATTCCGCTGGTCGCCAACGACATCGTAGCAAACCAGATGTGCGTCGTCGTGTACGACGGAACGCAGTTTCAGCTACTGAACCCTGGATTAAACGTTGGGACCGCAAATATCGCTCCTGGAACCAATCGCCAGTTTCTTCGGACCAACTCGACTCCAGCGACGGTTTGGGAGTCTGGATACATTACGCCGGTCGCAAGCTATCAGGCGATTCCGGCGGCGGGTTCTGCGGTTACGTTCACACACGGCCTCGGAGTTGACCCGTTGACTTGGGATGTCGGAATTATCTGCACCGACGCAGGTGGTGATGCGACGTATGCCTTGAATGATTACATACCGGTTGGAAGCATAATGCGAACTGACCCTTCAGAAACGGACCATCGCATTACTTCGTATTCAAATTCTACTGTGATCGGAATGGTTCGAGGCAGCGTAGTTTCAGGTATTTACGTGAACGGAAAAACCACCGGAGTTTTGACCGCGATCGACGTAGCCAAATGGAAAGTCATGGCCCGAGCCATCCGCTAACATGAGAAAAACCCTCGCCCAAGCCAAGAACTCCACGATCGCACAGGCTGTTGGTCTGGCCACCTGCGACGAGCGTTTCGTCCAGCTGCTGAACGAGGCTCAAGCGCGGCTTGCCGACATGGGCAAGTGGTGGGGCACGTACAAGAAGCTCCGCATCTGCGTTACCGCCGGCTGCATCACTTGGCCTCGCGAGGTTAAGACGATCGAGGCGATGAACGTCTGCGGGTACAACATCCCGATCCAGAACCAGTGGTACGAGTTCCAGACCGACGAACGGGCGCCGCGCACCGGTTGCGGCCGTGAGGGCTGCGAGCAAGACCAGCTGTTGGATCGCGGTATGGTGACCCAGTTTCGGGACTCAGTAGGCAGCTGCAAGTTCCGGGTGTACCCGTCTCTGACGGCCGATGCCGGCAAACGTATCCTGCTTCAGGGCATAGATCCCGTGACCAACGAGGAGATCCGCACGCTGGATACGGTGAGCGGCGAGTACGTCTGGGGCGAGTACGTCACGTTGCCGAACCCTGCTATCACGCCGTTCGTTGAGACTACGAACCTGTTTAAGCAGCCTGGTCTCAATGGTGCCCAGAAGCCGCTGACTCAAGGACGCGTCACGATCGTGGCCTACAACCCTACCACGACGATTTCTACACAGGTGGCCGTCTGGGGTCCCAGCGAAGAAAACCCCGAGTACCGCCGGACCTACCTGATCGGGATGCCCGAGGTCTGCGGTGGAACCTCTGGGTGCAACGCGCAAGCGGAGAATGATTGCATCGACCACGGCGACGGATGCGTGCCTCCAGATGAGGAATGCACCAACACGGTAGTCGAGGCGATCGTGCGTCTGGAGTTCATTCCGGCCATCGTTGACTCCGATTGGCTGTTCATCGGCAATCTCCAGGCGATCAAGCACATGATGAAGGCCATCCAGAAGGAGGACCGGAATCAATACACCGAGGCTGAGCGCGAGATCCAGTTGTCACTGCGATCCCTCAGAAACGAACTCGAGGCCTACAGCCCCAACGAGCGCAGCGTGATCAACGTGCAGCCGTTCGGATCGGCCAAGACTGAATTCATCTTCGGTGGATTTATCTGATGACCGAAGAGCTTCCAGTTGTAGTGCAGCCGGTGACGTGGTTGGAATTTCTGACTGACGCAGACGTTCCGCTCGACGATCGACTGGATCGTTGGGAAGCGTTTGTCTCGGACAAGCCGCAGATCGAGTGCCCGCTCAACCATACTTATCCAGAGGGGTTGTACGTGCGGGAAATCTTTGCGCCAGCTGGATCAATCATCACCAGTCGGATTCACAAGTTCGATCACCCGTTTTTCCTGCTTCAAGGAAAGCTCACGGTGATCAGTGAAACTGAGGGACTGGTTACGTACACGGCGCCGATGTACGGAATCACCCTACCGCAAACGCGGAGGGCAATTTTGATTCAAGAGGATACGGTCTGGGTGACAGTCCATCCAAATCCTCAGAACAAGAAAGATCACGAAGAGATACGCAACGACCTCACTTACGTGAGGGATAACAAATATTTACTATGTCTTGGGTAGGAACAGCAATAGGAGTTGGGCTCGTCGGATCAGCGGCGGGCGCAGCAGTCAGTGGCAATCAAGCCAGCAAAGATCGCGCAGGCGCTCGCGGCGTGGCAAATATGCCTGGCCTCGACATTCCTGCCGCTGTCGGCGAGGCAGAGCAGCTGACGCCACGCACGCGTGAGCTTGAGGCGCAGAGAAACGCATTCAACC